TCGCAACAGATGATGTATTCCGGATACTTTACTCCGTTATCATCTTTCAAGAATCCGATCAATCTCTCCTTGTAAAAATACGCATCTTTTCTGAGCATATCTCTCAGATGGTTTGTATCGCTGTCAGTATTCGGAGTCATAGTCTCGTCATCCTGTCGGCCCACTCCTTTATTAGTTAGCTTCTCATTGAGCATGGCCGCAGCACGATAGTCCACAAATGCTACCAAGCAAGGCACCACATAATCATTCATCAGCGTAAGATAGTCAGCAGTCCATGTACTTGTTTCAACACGAGTGAGTAAAGCCTTGTACAAAGGTGTTCCGAGTGCTGGCTGTAGATGCATATCCTGTGATCGCTTGATGCAAACAGAAAGGATCTTTGTGTCGGTATTCGCATGGATGAGACCGAGCTTCTTTAAATTCTCAACGGATAGTAGGTAGTTCATTTTATTTCTTTATTACAAGTTGTTGCATCCAAATATGTCGGCAGTAAGGTGTTGAAGCTCCTGTCTCAGGATTGGTATACCATCCTCCTCTGTATTTCCATACATCACGATATGGGCTTAATCTTGAGCTGATGTTATTGATATCATCCCGGGTGTAGAGTCTATTGAGGCTCAACAAACGAAGACAAAAGTCACGGCTCTTGGTGATCACAGGGGGGACACCTGGTCTTTCCATGTACGTATACACTACCATGAATCTATCAACGGGAGCTGGAGCTTCCTCCAGCAATGACTTTCCCAGGTCATTAACCTCGCCATCCACATAGATTTCATATGCTACCAATCGAGCAATGGCCTCGGCCACATCTTTAATTGTGCTACCAGTTGCCTGTGCTATAGCTGTAGAATCCTCTCCTTCAGCAAGCATTGAAAGGACTGATTTGTCCAGGGCCGAGATGTTAGCCTTGATCTCTCCGATTGTAGCGAACATCATCTGTTCCTTGCCGAATATCTCATCTGAAGGTGTATCCCATTCAATGACCTCACTCTTGATCACCTTGTATTCATCAGCATTCATTCCGTACTCCGAAAAGATGCCGATCTCATCAGCATTAAACTGATGTTTATGATCACAGCTTGACATCAAAGTAGTGGGAAGGCCCACGATTTTACGAGCTTGTGCCTCATCAATTGTTGGGAATGATGCCAGAATGATCTGTAGTGCTGAGTCAGCAGTCAATATTCCTCCTTTAATGTTAGCTACCACCTCAACAAGTGATGCGATTTGCGCCCCGTTTAGAGCTGATTTAGCCACATCCACTACCGCAGTATCAGTTGATGGCTGATCTGTCGCTGTAGGCCCTGCAATTGGCTGATTTTGTTGCACGTTAATTGGATTTACATCGACAAGTTTCAATGTAGCCACGGCCGCAGACAGCTTTGCCATGTAGTTAACCATCCACTCAATCTGTTTTTGGCGAGCATTTACATAGGTTGTCTTATAGATTTCAAAGAGATCCGCAGTTTCAGCAGCATTGAATGATCCTGTAGGAGCAATGCCAAAGAGTGATGGAGCTACCACCGAATGAGCTACCAGGATATTCTGCTGAACAGATTTCTCTGTCATCAAATAACGCTCATGTAAATTGTTCCCATTCAATGGCATTACAGATGGTGCCTCATCTGCTCCATTGCTGAATGTGATGATGATCTCACCAGCATCCTCAACAGATTGTGTACGGCCCTTGATCTGGTCCTTGATTTTTCTCTCTTCCTCTGCTGTCTCAGGCTCACCTGATGCAAGGTTGATAAGTGTTCCTGCCTTGAATCCATTCTGTAGCTCGTACATATGGAACTTGCTAATGTCAACATCAGTCTGAATAGCAGTGATTCCTCCGTAATATGGTGCCTTCGGATAGATTCCTTTCTCTCCTTTGGCTTGTTTCGCTGGCTCCTTGTAATAAAGCATGAAGGATCCTGTGCGATTATTCTCATCAAGGGCAGGATAGCTTCTGAAATTTGTAGCCTCTGGAGTCTGCTGAAGAGATGACCAATCATCAGAAACAAAGTAAGTGCGCTCATCTTCTGTCATTCGGATAAGATCCACAGCGATGTATTCCCAGCGCACTACTTTGGATCCTTCTCTGTTCCATGTACCTATCACAGCCATGGCTCCAAAAAGCTCGAAGTCAAATGTCATTCTCTGCACGATCTCATTCATGTCGAAGTCAGAGAAGCTATTTTTTAAGAATAAAGTAGCATCACCGGATACTGTCTCGAGTCCACCTCCAGCAATGTAGTATGTTTTATTCTTGATGATACCCTGGTGCCAGGCAGATCCTTGCAGCAGCTCTATCAAAAAGAAAGGATAGTCATTTTTCTTTCCCCATTTCATGAATCCACGCTGCCGATCTTTCTCCTCGACAGGCTTCTGGTATTCTTTACTGAATGAAAGTGATGTGATCTTATTCATAGATGTTGTTTACTATAGTTGTATGGAACTCATTTGATGGGGATGCAATCTCAAATACATGCGCTCGGCCCTCTTCACATAGTGATGTGGCAAGATCAGGATCAAGATTGCTTGGGCTTGTTTGTTCATAGATTCTGTACGTGTAGAATCCAGCATATGGAAAGGTGACATCCACACCATCAGTCACCTCGAATTCATCAAAGCGTTCTGTTGATGTAGAGATGTTAGGCAGGATGCAGTATACTTTGTCGAAAGATTGCTCTTCCTCAAATTCAAACAGCCAATACGGACTCGCCAGAGTCTTTAGCTCCGTCACTGTCACTATCATTGTGCTTGTCTGATTCCTTTCCAATCTTAGCATATTTTTTTATCTTAGGTTCTGATGCTTCAAAAATGTGGAGTAATCCGAGCTTAATATAAAGCTCTTCGTTTCCCTCCTCAATCACGTAGTATCTGTTGACCAGATTACTTTTGACTTTCGCTCCGATGAATTTCTTTTGTATTTTCATGGCTCTAAGTTACAAAAAAAGGGAAAGGGCAAACCCTCTCCCTTCTTTATGGTTTAATTGCAGATTAAACTACAGGAGATTGTTGAGTCAACAATGTAGCTACAATTGATGCATTTACATCTGGAACCTCGTCATTCTCAAGTCCAGCCAATACGATAGTATGACCGTTTCTATCAGACTTGATAACACCGGAAGTATACTCAGATGCATCGTTCACCTGGATACCTTCATTAAGGCCAAGTGCTACATAGTTACCATCAGCCTTTTCAACGATTGCTACCACCTCATTCTGCGCAAGCAAATGGATCTCTGCACGTAGTTCCTTTGTATCTGATGCAAGGATCATGTTCAAAGTTTGCTCGTACCAAAGAGTACCATTGTCCTTGTTCACACGAATAGGAGCAGTGTAGCTGGAAAGGTTAGATTTTAATTTGTACTGGAATACCTCACCTGTAACAGTCAAGGTTGTAACCTCGTTACCTGTCAAAGTTGGTCCAGTAGCTATTGCGGATAGCGGGAAGAAAATAACCGATTTGATGCCCCCTTTTCCATTGGTGCAGCTACGATCATTAAAACCCGAAGTCATGTTACAGCTCACGATTCTTATTTTTTAAGTTTCAAAAAAGGGGACCGAAGTCCCCCGGTTAATTCAATTAGTTAGGTGAACCTGTTCCGTTCCACACACCGATCTGATCCAAGAATGGAACCTGTACCCCTGCACGGAATTTAGAACGTACATAGATTACATCGTCATCTTGAGAATAGAACAAATCATAAGAATCGAAGTCAGATACTAAGTCAGTACCGAATACGAAATGAGATGCTTTACCTGTGTAGATGTTATCCAAAGTGTTCAATCCTGGAACTTTCACTACTCGCATGTCTGTTCCTGGCACGATGATCTCTTCCATTGTAGAGATTTGTGCTGGAGAATAATGGAAGAAATTCAAGTCTACCAAGTTCTTCATCAAGAAGTTGAAGTTCTCACGGCCTGTGAAGCATACGAAATCAGTTGATTCAGCAACAGCCTCAGGTGTGTTAGAGAACACCTCATAGAATACATCATAAGCATTTGAAGCATCGATGCTCGCAGTAGATGAAGTATTCAAGTTCACACATCCGTTAGCAACAGTCAAGAACTGACGGTACCCATTCATCCACTGAAGGTTCCCTGTCCCTGTTGATTTGTTACCTCTCCAGATCAACTTATCAAGCTCAAGAGCATGAAGAGTCAAAAGGTAGTTTGTGATCTGTGCCTCGAAAGGAAGAGACTTGTCCTCAGCAGATGCACCTGGGCGCAATGCCAACTGAGTCCAGAATCCGTCAAGATCTTTCTGGCAGAAACGTTTCATGTAACCAAGAGTTTCAACAGCGATAGCACGATCAGTGAAGACAGTGTCTCCTGCTGGTGTCATCTCGCAGTCACCTGCTTGGTAAGTTAATGTGTCATCAAGAAGTTTGATCTCTTGAGATCCTTTGATACCTTCTTGGATAGAGATGTAGCGAAGTGTTTTCGCTTCAGTTACTGATCTTGTGATCAAGTCTTCTCTTTGCTCGTCTACGTATGCTGCCAATCCTGACACATCGTAATCGAATTTTTGCTTAATGAATTTCTTTAAACTCATGGTTGTCTGTTTTTATTTGATTTGTGATTTTAAAAATTGTTGACGAGATGTTAAGGTACTCGTAACCCTTGCGAATTTTTCGCCTTCTGTAGTGCTGTTTGAAGGAGCTGCTTTGAATGCATCGAATTCTGATTTCATTGCAGACATTTCAGTGCGAAGTGATTCATTGTCGGACACAATAGTCTGAAGCATTTCTCCAAGTGATTCGACCACTGTAGAGAATGCTGCCATCTTTGCTGTCACGATTGCCTCAACATCGGCTGCACTCATTGCTTGTTCTGTTGCAGGAGCTTCAGCAGGAGTCTCTTCAGATGAAGCAGCAGCCTCAGCAGCACGCTCATCAATAACCTCTGTGATAACACCATTCGCATCAACAACAATGCTTAATCCTTCATATTCCCCACCAAGTGCATGTGTGCCCTCTGGTGCAGGAATCTGTTCTCCATCAGCTACCACAAATACTTGTGTGCCTGGAGCTAATTCTCCTTCGTAAGCGATAGCAGTACCATCCATTAGCAAAGCCTCAGAGAAGTTCTGCTCTGTTGATTCAGCAGTACCTGAGAACATTGTCTTCATGTCGGCAATGGCATCCATTACTTTTTTGAAATTCTCGTTCATCTATCTTTTGTTTTTGTTAATATGCTTTATTGTTCCACGCAGATCCTCAAGGGCCTTGAATATCTGGTTCATCATTTCCGTTTCAGTAGTTCTTCCGGTGTACTGTAGAAAGAATGATCCCTCTACAGAGAAGCCTGATACTTGTCCAGACTTGGCTTTATCCCAAACCTCATCATTCATGACCTTGTAGCTAACGATCCAGGATCCATCATTCACATCATGGAATCTCTCTGGCTTGGTGAATCCTTTGGCCTCATCTACTTGGTAGCTATGGATCATGTACACACCATCCACCACCTGGTTAGGATTGTGATTCAGATTAACGTTATTGAAATTCTGCTTTCTTGCATAGTCAACGATGATGTTCTTGATAGCATCCTTGGTGAACACCACATAGTATTCCTCCTTAGTCTCATCGTCATATCTGTAAATAGGAGTATCTGCTGAAATAGCCACACCTGTGATAACTCGCTCCTCCTCATTGAATTGGTAGCGTTTCACCTTGCTGAAAGTCTGATAGCTAATCTCATGCGCAGGCTCTGCCACAAGGGAATTGAATGATACAGTTGTCTCCTCTTCATTCAGATCAATGTAGATCTCATATACAGGCAGTTCTCTTTTCATACTTAAATATGTAATTTTGTTTCATGAGATTCGTATACCCTTACAAAAGACTGCGTGATGATCAGTGCATCAGTGAGTCCATCCGATGGGCTTTGAATGTTTACCCCGATGCAGAGATCTACGTTATCGGAGATCATGTCCCTGGCACCATCAATTTGGAACCTCGCAGCAGATCATCCATCCGGGGATGTGATGTCACTCACAAGATCCTTACCTTTGCCTCGCTGATCGGAGGAGATTTCATCTACATGAATGATGATTTCTTTCTTGGTCCCAAGTTCGATCCTAACAGAGTCCTATCATCTGGGCCAATGCTGATCAATGACAGACATGCACCTACCTACCAGGAAGCAATGCAGAACACTATGGATGCGCTCAAAGCTATGGAATGCACTACGATTAACTTTGAATGCCATGCTCCAGTCATGATGAACAGCAACAAGCTCATTGAGTTATTCGATTCCATCACATGGTCAGGTCATAATCATTTCATCAAGAGCATGTATCTGAATTATTACCAGGTACCACATTCACCAGGTGAAAATATCAAGATTGCCAAGGACAAAAAAAAGGCCAAGGAATTCCTTGACCTCTATGGTTGCTTCAGCATATCCGATCAGTTCATGGCAAACAAGGATACATGGAAGTTCATCACCACACGCTAAGTTTATTCTGCATAGCCACCTTGTTCTGAGTGCCTGTGATGTCAGACTCAAGAACGTAGACTGGAGTCCCCTCATTGCTCTGAGCTATCAGATCCGCTGTATTGGTTTGCTGTGTATTCAGATTCGCATTGGTACCAGCTCCACCGAGTTGAGCTGATGTTGCTCCAGCAGATACAGCTCCAGCAGATGCTGTTGATCCAGAAGAACCTCCTCCTTCAAATTTCTGTGATGCTATATTTTTTACATTCAATAAACCAGCACTAACCGCTGCGGCAGCAGCAGCAGCACCAAGGGCAGGACCTACTACCGGAACTCCAGCCAATGATGCATATGCCGCCTGAGCTGCTTTGTAAGTATCTATTGTAGCCTGTGCAATGCTTACAGCTTTTTGTATTTGGAATGCTTTACGCTGTTGCTTCTCACTACCTCCAGCAAATAACTGAGCGAGATTACTGATGGTTGTCAGAGTATTTTGTACAGCTTGAATTTTTAAGTCCTGCTCCTGCTTATTTAAATCTGATCTTTGCTTAGCATACTTGGCCTCAATTGCTGTGATTTCACCTTCAGTTAGCTCCTTATTTGAAAGCTCCTCCAGTCTCTGCATTTCAAGTAGATCACGTTTTGCATTGAAGTTGTTCTCATTGTTTATCAGGTCTGCTTCCAAATATCCTATGGCGTCATTGAATTCATCTTGGCGCAGCTTGTCTATTCTTGCAGCTTCACGCTCCATAAGCTCAGCCTTTGTGATTGCAGACTGCCGAATGATCTCATCTTCTTTCTTTACTCTATCCTCAATTATTTTAGCGAGATCCTCTGCATATTTCAATGATAGTTCCTTCTCTTTTTCCCAGGCTTTTTTTGCATCCTCAAGCTGTTGCTCACGTAGCTTCTTGGCTTTCTCTGCTGCTTCTTTCCTTTTAGCTGCGATATCATCTTGAGTCTTTTTTTCATTCTCTGAGATGATTCCATTCATATTCTCTGTAGTTTCAGCTTCCAACATTTTAGCCTTACCTACATTTAGAATCATCTCCGCATTTTTATTATACAGAGTTTCCTGTTCTTTGATTCTTTTCTTCTGAGCATTCAACTGATTCTTAGCTCCCTCCTCAATACCGAAAAAATATGTTTTAAATGCTGTCGATGTTTTATCCAGGAATGTAGTCTGATCCTCTTGTGATGCAGTCAATGCTTTTACTTGTTCTTCAGCCGCCTTAGCGAAGAGTGCTGTAGCTTGTGCCCTGAGTGCAGCTGCTTGAACAAATGCCTCTTTTTTCTTTATGAAGATATTCTCAGCTTCATTCAGATCCGTTGTCCTTCCGAATGCATCCCCGAGAGTTTCATTGTATGTGTATAATGCTTCTTCCTTAGATATAACTCCCTTTCTTGCAAGTTCAAATGCATTGCCTACCTCAGTAGTCTGCACAATAGCATCCTGTGCTCCTTGTTTATAAGCATCCATTGTGGCGGCCATTGCTCTGGTAGCTTCGCTTGTACCAAAGATTCTATCCTTGAGGCTGTCAAAGTTTGCTATTAATGTGCCTACCAATGCGATCACAGCACCTATACCAGTAGCTGCAAGTGCTATCTTAAATACCTTTAATGCTCCAGTTGATTGGCCAACAACAGCAGTATATGCTTTCTCATATGCTGTTCTCAATTGAATCCCCAGGATGGCATCTGAATTAAGATTGTTCGCAATAGTTTGAACAGCATTCACCGCACCTTGTACAGCTTGTAGCTTAACCATTGTCTGCACAAGAGCTTCACTCTCTACGCCTGTCAAAGCAATAGTTGATTCGAATCCCTGGAATACAGCAGCTCCTGTCTCCACTCCTGCGAGTGTAGTGTCAAGGGCCACAAAATCTGAGGATAGTGCAGTAGTAGCAGCCTTCAAATCACTGATCTGATCCTTGAGCTGTGCAGCAGCTTGCAATGCCTGCTGTCCTACAGGTGACTCCATGCCAGCTTGAGCAGCGATGGTCTGGTATTGCTTCATGACTTGAGTCATGTCTCGCATTGTCAGACCTCCAGCTTCTATCCTTGCAGATAGCTCATTCATCCGCTGAGTAAAGTCATCGATGCCATCAAGGCTGCTCGCTGTTTTATCGACAGCATTGAGATCCTTATTGAGACTGTTGACTGCCTTGTCAAAAGACTGAACATCCTGTACCGAGTTACCGGTATCAACCCTTAGAGAAAATACAGCTTCTTTGTTTGCCATGTCGTTGTATAAAAAAGGGCAGTCATGCTGCCCGTTTAAAGTTAGTTAATTGGTGGAAAAGGCGGAGCAGGTTTAGGATTGTACGTGATTAAATCCAAGTTCTTTACCCATGCAAAAGTAGAATTAGTGCAGTATTCCATTTCTTCTACAGATATTACCCAGTTATCATCTGCATCCTGAATCGGATTGAAATAGCTGTCTGCTGTGTACTGCTGTCCTACTAATTGGTTTTTTTGCACCTCTGTCAATAGTCCTACATATGTAGACCATTCTGCCTGTGTGATATCTGTTAGCTTCATACGTTACGAGATAAAGTAGTTTGAAATGCTTGTACTGCCGTGTATAAGTTAGACGATTCTGTGTCGTTTAACCCGTCTCCTATTGTGGCAAATGCGCATTCTCTTGCTGCGTATTGATTACCTCCTCCAATATTTCTTGCACCTAAATATAAATTTGCGTTTGCAGATGCAGTACTTGTAGTTGTATTTGTACTTCCTAATTGGCTTCCGTTTCTATATAGCTTTTGAACATTGTTAGCCGTTCGGGCATTTATAAATAGACCAGTAGTAGGGTCAATGCCATAATTTAAGAATGTACTTCCATTCCAATTAGTTGCTTTTTCCAATGTGAAATAAGCACTACCAGAACCTCCACCCATATTAGCTGAGTCTGTTAAGTTTTGAGTTCTTGAATAAAAAGAAATATGATTGCTATTAAATGAAGAAAGCACAGTACTTGCATTCAATTTAGTATCTGCATACGCATTAGTTCCGTTAGGCAAGGCTCCTGTACTTGAATGTGTCCATCCACCACTAAATACTAATCTAAACGCTCCATCAGTATCTTGAGGGTCTTTAAGATTGTATTTATGAGTAGTAGAAGTACCACCAACCATTGGGTAGATAGCCTTCATCTTAGTCCAAACACCATACCCCTTAAGATCAATTACTAAAGTCTGAATCGCCGACTTTTGAGTATTATCTGTAATTCCAGCAGCTAAAATAAATGCATCTGCATCCGCGTCAGTCGCAGCAGCTTTTTTACTTGCTAATCCTAATAGTCCGTAGTACATTATGCTTCAGTTAAAGACGCAATCACATCAAACTTATCATCTGTAGAATTATAAATACATCCTACATAAGTGGTCTTACTTATCGTTGTGGTAGTAGGTAGCGTAACTCCAACTGCTCTGAACTTAGTATCAAAAGAAATAGAACGAGCAGTGCCATTGTCTTTAATTCTAAAAATCAATGCTTGTCCTTCAGCGAATGTTCCCGTAGGATTAGCCAAAGTAAGACCTGCTGCCTGTGCTGTAATCTTTACTAAATCGTTTGTAGAAGTAGCAGTAACGGTTGCAGAACTTGTAACAGACTGAACACGAGGATCACGAATATCTGCTCCCGATACACTGCGAGTTACAAATACACCGCCACCTGCATCTACAGATGCCTCAATTAAATCTGTTTGTCCTAAAGCTGATCCTTTCGGAGTCATTAAACTTATCTTCTGTCCCATTATTCTTCTGTTATTCGTTGTTGGTTATCTTCTGTTGATCTATTCACTCCATCCTCAGTGAGTCTATAGAACAGCGAAGCAGCAGCCTTGATAGTAGACTGAACGCTATTCATGAACATTGAGAATCCGTACCCGTACATCTTACAAAATTAAAGCTACAGATCCTGATGTCAAATCTACCGCTGAGAACTTACGTGCTCCAGTGCATCGGATCATTGCTCCAGCTTTTACCGCTGTTGCTGGTGTAGTTATTAACTCAGCTTTGATATCCACTCCAGCTACCTTGATGCTGTTGAATACTGTATCTTCCAAAACGAAGATTGCATCGTAGCTGATTGTTTTCTCAGTCGTGTCATTCACGATCACTGTCCCCTGGCTTGCTACCAGTAATTCTTCCCAAAGTGCCATAGTTATTGTATTGTTCTTAGTTGTCCATCCTCAGTCTCCCTGATTCCGAGAAGCATTGATCCAGATTCTATCACTCTCCAGTTTCTTCCGATCTCCGGATTGAATGGAGGAATGTTGGTGAATGCTGCCAATCCTTCTCCCTTTATTATGCGAATCAGTTCCACCATCGTAGTCTGATCCTTGCCTGAGTCCCAGTTCTCTATCTTCTGAAGCCTGTAGACTATCCCATCAATGTTGATAAGTTTCTTAAAGTCCAAGAGATTGATCATGTCTGGAGTGATCTTGATGTAGCAAGTTAGTTGCTTCCCGAACTTACTAACGATCTCCTTCATGAATGTCTCATGATAGAAATATAGATTCGATGTGGTGTAGCTGGCTCCATCGTAGTAGATGTAATCAGGAACCCCGAAATTAAAATCGAATGTTGGTGATGTCAAGCTGTCAAGATGCCCCACATACGGATAGCTGCTCTCAGCATGTAGCATCCCACTCTCATCAACATGATTCCAGTCTGCTGTAGTCATTGGCCCGAGCTGCACTACAAAGGGCTTACCCTTCTGTACGTTGATTGATGACGTTCCATCCTCGTTTACTTTCGCCTGGAATGATCTCGGAATCACGATACCTGTGTAGGTTACATCATCCACGGGAATATTGACAAGGAGCTTCTGTGCGAATGGCAGAGTGAATTCTGTTGTATCCTTGCTGAACTGATTCTGTGACTCAAGCATGAAGGATCCGTACTGCTCTCCTCTGTCATCCTGGTAGCTTGTATTGTAATAGTCAGTATCATCAGCGAATTTAAACTGATATGCACTGCTGGCAAAGTTAATTGTCGGAGTCACCTTGAGTGATCTGCTGTAGTCCAGCTTATCAGTCCAGTTCAATGCTGTAGATGCATCCTCATAGAAGTCATTCAGAGGCTCAATCTCAAGGATAGTTGGATCATCTACTGATGGCTTCACATAGAGATTAAACGCTGTAACGAATCCCTTCATGAATGTTGCTGCATCCATATCCGGGAGGAAGTCACTCAGATTGATTGTAGATCCTGGAGCGAATGACTGAGCATTCTTCAGAATGTTCATGGTAGCATTCACATTTGCAATCTTAAACACTGTGCTGAATGCTGTCGGGATCGTACTCACTACCACATCACTATCCTCAATCACTACAGCATAATTCATTTGTATCACATCGTTGATGGTAACATCAATCTGCCGAGTGTAGTTGAATGAGATAGTACCTGTCACATCTCCAGTAGCATTATCAAGATCACCCTGGTATACGATATCATTAACGATGTTGAATCCATTCTTGTAGACTAACAGTCTGAGCTTGAATCTCAAATGTGCATCCAGGATAGTTGCTCCTGCTATGGTAAAGTCAAAGGTCACATCATGGTCCCCAGAATAGTCTATCGTGTATAGTCCTGTCTGTGCTGCCTGGAACTTAAAAGGAGTTTCTTGAGTTACCTGTGATGACGGATCAGTAACAGTATCTACCCACACAGGTTGTACATTTGCTGTGAATGCGTAGTCTGCCTTACGTGATCCACCTCCTCCGATGATTGTCTGCCATGGACCATCCAATGAGATTCCCGTATTCATGATGTAACCGCCTGCTCTGTTCTCTTCATCAGTATAGGCTGACAGTGCCGTAGCTTCAGCAGCAGTGATCTCCGGGAATGTTCCTCCCTGGTATGCCATCAGCATTCTCTTGAAGGTCTGAGATTCCAGGAACGTAGATGTCCAGGTGATACCGCAATATTCAAATGCTTTCTTGAGGATGTCATAGCAGAATACCTGAGGAGCTATATGCTCAACGTTGAATGTATACGCATCAGCTCTATTGAATCCGTAATCGATGAGGCCATAGTAATACCCAAGGCCATCCCAATTGGCTCCAGACTTGTTGCTTGTCGGAGTAGCATTCACCTGGATAGTTCCTGCCCATGAATCAGTTTGATTGTCTCGGGTGCAGTCATGGTTGTATTCGCTCCAGTCAAGCTCATTGATCTTGATCTTAGATAGTCTTGATACGTAGTCAATCTGATCACTGAATAATACCACGTTGAAGGACCACTCTCCATTCAGATACTCGCAGTCTGTGAGCTGACAGTATCCATTAAACTGCAATAAGCCCTGTTCGTAATACCTGGCAGATACCTTTACCGATGGATCAAAGTCAAAGGAGCTGACATCACCGGTGATTGATTGAGTCACCGATAAGCTGAAAGCATTGTACATCAGGAAAAGATTCCCCTTGGTACCTGGTAAGCTGATGGTCTTTGAGTTGTTCCCTTTCCTTGCGCTCAGATCCTTGATATCGCTGATGCTGTACGTCAATGGGAACGGAAGCCTCTCATTGATGTCTACCTTGAAATCGTTAATGTACAGCTCCATCTTATCCTAATTGAGAAACTTTGGTGTAAGTTCTGTCGATCTGTACCTGCTCTTGGATGAGTCCTGCTTTCCTTCTTTGCTTCAGAGTATAGCTGACATTCGTAACGTTTACAGGCTCAAGCACTGAGCTTCCGAAATCATTCAGTAAGTAAACTCTCGGAGATTCATAAAGCTCACGAGCAAGCCATTGCTGCACCTCCTCATGTATCCAGTCTGAATTCAATATGAGTTTATCCTGCATGAATTTACTTTGTGTCATCTGAAAGCCATCACTCAAGCTGTAAGTATAGTCACCAGCTTCCCATCTTCCAGTCTGCCTGTTGTATTTGTTCGATGTGATATCTGTGCTATCTTCTGAAAGCAAGGTAAATGCAAATGAATCCCATGCTCCAAACTTATTAAGCCAGATCAGTGTTCTCCTTGAATATGAGCTGCACTCCTGATCATAGTAAATTCTGTAGATCTCTGAATCTTTTGAAGATGTAGCTGTTTGCTTGATCTGAATTGTGTAGTAGTAGCAATTGTCGAAATCACTCTGGACAAGGGATGTGCCATCTACCAATGTCAATGGAGTAACACATACCATCGGTGTACGTAGGTTAGTGGCCAAGGCTCCTGTCCAGGTAGCAGATGTGATCAATGTGCCAGTGATATCATAGAGGCTTACGTATCCAGTACAGTTGTCAACACCGCTGTTTATGATTGCTAGGAATTTATGCTGCTCATATGAACACATATCCTTCCTATTTCTTGGAAAGTCAGTGAGAAACAAATCACCTTTCCCACCTGTATCAAGATCATAATCCTCATATGCGTAGTCAAGTGCCTCACCAAATCTGAATGATCCATTCAAATAATAAACTACCGCAGGAGCTGAAGTAGCGGATCCAAGATCAGCCACAGGAGGAGTTCCGTATTTCTCATACACGATGATGTCCCAATACAGATCAGGATTCAGATTCTGTGATAAGACAGAAGCATCTGGATAGTTAGATGTTACCGCTGCCCTGGCAATTGATGTGGGGCTAAACTTACCAACATTGGCAGATTCTGGATACACCTCATGAGTAGAATGAAGTACACCGCTAAAGTAAAGCTCAACGATAAAGCTGAAATTTGCCTGAGCAGTCTGATCAGATTCAAACACCCAATTAGATGGATTGCATACAGGGAAGAAAGGATCCGGATCACTTACGAATGTTATTGCCATGTTCTTGTATTTTTAGTAAAGCTGACCTCAAACATTAAACCTGTGACTGTTGCCAGATCATTGGCTATCCTGTTCAGCACATCATCGTTCATCACGTTGTCTGTTATGTTGCGAGGCTTGAGTCCATATTTAAACTTGGTAGCTGCTGCCGATGCATATGCATGGCTCATGTCGTACCCTTTCCATTCTCTGATAGCTTGTGCGTGATTCTTGGTCACATACGGCAGCTTGAATTGATAAGGTGTTGGATACTTTTGCTGACCTATTGGATTGACTCCCTGATCCTGGAACTTGTAGTAGTCATCCGCTTGAATCTCAAATGACATGGCTCCGGTAGGGAAGTAAACTACGGAAGCTGCGAGTCCTCCAGTGTTGTTAACATTTTCCGTGATGTATTCCTGGAACTGAGCAGTAACCTCATTGGCAAGGCCCAGAATAAACTTGTCATATGCAGACTCAGGTTGGCTCAGATCAGTCTGAGACAAACCAAGCGAATCAAGAAAGTCCAGATCATTAGCCATGTCGTTGTAATATGTAATCTTGTTCTGACTTGAGCTTGAAGTAATTCATCCAGAACAGAGTTTTCACATACGGCTGGCGGGTAATAGTGTCCACATCTTTGCCAAGCTCTTGCGCCAGCTTGAGGAGGATTCTTGTCCACGTAAACCATTCGCTGTCTCGAGGAGCTTCTTGTGCATTGTCTGATTCTGACTCATCACTCTCGCTATCTGTATCCCCAATATAGCGAGCTTCCGCTTCTCTGATTCTCGCAAAAAAAAAGCGAAGAAATTCAGAAATTCATCTCCAGGGAATGCCCTCTTGAATATCTCTTCCCGTTTCTTATTCGGATTCAAAACCTTTCCTCTAGCATCTTCCTGGCAGTATGTCATCCCTTCCTCGATGTAGCAGATAGCCAATGCCTCGCAAGGATTCATTGAGACATCCTCAAGAAGTTTCATGTCTATGATCTGACCAGTCTCAACATGATTGAAGTCCTTCTCGAACCGGTACCGCTTGCCATCTACCTCAATGAACTCTGAAGGCTCCGTGTTCCTGTATTCCGATAGCATCTTCAGCAGCTCTGTACTTGCTGCCAGGATATCATCTACATGGACCTTTCTGACTTTGTTCACAGGAAGGCCGGTGAATATGCTCACGAGCTGCACCTGGAAATCAAGCATTCTGGTGAATGACTTATCTGCATCCTGGATAACGGGTGCCAGGATTAACCACTTGGTTAACTGATCAGGTGTACATTCCTTAATCGTCTTTGGATATGATGCTTCAATGATCATGCTCTGAGTATTTTGTATTGTCCACGTTTGCTGTAGTTCTTTCTGCAATGCCATGCCAGTGCTAATGAGATGACTCCATCATCATGCAGCCCGACAGGAGCAGAGTATTGCACAGACCTGGTATTCGGATTGTAAATATACGTAAAGTTCTCAAGCTCATCGATAAACCATGCCTCATTCATGATCTTGATATCACGCTGCTCAAATGCCAGAGCAAGGTCCTCAATGATGATGGGCTTGGTCTTTGATGTGGTAGTGAATGGATTCACCAGGTTGCGCATCTTGCCCGATAGCATCTCGTAGAAGATATCGCCCTGGTTATTTACCTCTATCAGTGTCACCGCTTGGTATTGCTTGATGATGTCGGCTACCTTGTCGATGATCCTGGACCACTCGTCATGCCTCCATCTGTTCAGATAGATTTGCTCTCCTGATTCGTTAAGGATAGTCAGGACAGTGTAGTCATCAGCTCTTCCGATGTCAAGGCCTGCATAGTTCTTGCCTTTGCGTTCCCATGTTCCAGCGCAATCCTTGATGTTCTTGAATAGTCCAGAAGCATTGTCGATGAACTCAGCCATGTATTCCTGTCTGAAGATGTGATCCGGAAGGGATCGCTTTCTTTCATTCAGCTCCTCGGGTGCTATCATTGGATTGTCATAGGATGTGAAATGAAAGTACCGGTACCTGGGATCATAGTTAGGCTGCATACAGATCCTGTGGAAATGATTCTTTCCTTTGGGTGTTGAGATGAATATCACCTTTTTTCCTTTGACCATGACTGTTGCACTAAGGACCTCATCCCACAGCTCTGGCCTGGTGAAGGCCATCTCATCGACTACCATGTAGTGGAATGTATTCCCTCGGATATTGTCTGGCCGTTCCCCGGAAAAGAACTCAATTGAGGAACCGAATCCCGTGATTCGCAGATCAGATTTATTGAACTCAAAGAGGCCCGAATTCTTTACTGCCCTCTCCAGCTCACTGAATACTTTCTTGCTTTGCTTATAGACTGGAGTAACCCAAGCTATCTGGCAGCCTGGATCATTGATGGCCCAGTACAGAAGCTGATTGATTCCGAGCAAGGTCTTTCCGAACTGCCTACCTATATTCAGCGCATAGTATTTCTCGCTGCCTTGATTGATAGCATTGTGGATTGCTCGCTGCTGATCATGTGGTTTGTATCCTTTGATTGTTGCCATGTGTAAAAAAAAGCGCAGTGCGCTGCGCTCCCGGATACCTATCGCTGTTAATCGTTTAACACATCAGATTTTATGAAATAAAACTTTGCTAAGTTACTGCTCAAAATCGAATTTGTCAACATTTCGTGTTTCGACTTGCTGACGATCATGCATCCCGAGAGCATTCTTTGCGTAGAATATTCCCTTGCCTTCATTAGCTACAATGTCCTTTGCCAGGCACTTAAACATGTTGTCTATTTTTTTAATAGTGTCGGTTTTGAGTTTGTCCTCAGAATTTAACCATGTATAGTAAGTGTCCCTGTGTATTGTTTTTTCATTCCTGATGATCGGTATCCATATCCTCAGAAAATAATCGATTGTAGGGATGTGTCTATCCGCTACCATGATAACCTCTCCTTTATTGGATAGTGTTTCTTTCTGGTGAGACAAGCACTCAGTGATGTAGATGTGAGCTAACTCATCCAGGTGTTTTATGAAGTCATCTGAATAGGCCATTCTGTAATATGTAAAGTTGTTCTATTTAACATAATATTAATTGTATATATATATATTATATTATATTATATTATATTATTTAAAAAGTTTACCTATACCAGGAAGCTCCTTTACTACGTCTGGATTATTGTCATAGTGACGTTGTATCTTGAGCTGTTTCACTTTTTCAATTTTAGCCTCATTTGATCCTGTGGCATATACCCGGCTGAATGGTATTCCTACCTGTTCGGCCTTCGCGAACATTGGTGTTTTTCTATCCCTTGCGGAAATGATGTAGACTGTATCACCAGACTCCACAAACTGAATAGCCATCTCGGTACCTTTGGCCGTTGAGATAGTACCATCGTAATCAAATGATATCCTAGCCATTGTTGTGATCATTGATCTTTGACTGCGCCCAGTCCTTGGCAGCCTTACCACCCCACAGAAGATATGAGATATATCCGCAGTCCTCTGGTGTTCCATTGTCATAGTAGACCTCAGCACGGGACAGATAACTGTACATGCGTTTGATGGTCTCGATAGATATCTTCTCTCTGTTGGCGAGTTGCTGCGCTCTGACCTTGCCTACTTGAGTGGCGCATTTGTTGCCGATCTTGTCATTGAGTTCAATTCCTCTCTTGGCATTGTTGACCACAGCATCGGGGTAGTCATTGTGCGTATCCTGGAACTCATTGCGAGATCTGTCCCATGATGCCTTGCATACCGGATATCTTTGTGTCGATGGATATTCATCCTTCATCTTCTCATCACCCATGCATCTGGTAACGAACTCATTCTGATTCTCTCCTGGTCTTGGTTTAGGTATTGGCATCACTTACAGTATTTGACGTAGAATGTATAGGGCACCACTTTCATCTTGGCAAGTATCCATATGAATGGTCTATATGCCTTGAAGTTGTATCGAGCATAGGATGATCTCTCACCTTTGCGAAGGTTCACGAGCTGATTGAACTTATCCTGTTTATCAGCGAGCTTGTTCAGATCGAACTCTGGCTTGTCATTGAATAGGTCTCTGGCCTGTTGCTTGGTCAGCTTTCCTGATCTAACTTGAGCAGAAAGGTAAACGATGCGTTTGTCGATGTTGAATTTATTTGGTAGCAAGTAACTGCCTACGAATTCAGTGTATACGTTCTCGCAGTGCTTGCCTCCGTAGTCCTGCCATGAGATCAGTTTCTTCATCTCAGTTTCCATGGTTTCTCTGTCGAATCCATAGTGGAAAGGTCTCACGTTCTTGATTCCCTTCCAGGCATAGTATAGCTGGTCCTTGAATGTGAATAGTGGATAGTTCTTGAGATCCTTGTGAGCATATGCCTTGTACACTGATCTGATGTACTTAGCATCCATGTAAGTCCATGGCTTTGGTGTAGATCCTTCAGTACGGAAGTCATGTCCATTGAGAATGTACTTGATCTTGTACATGTCAGCAGTCTGGTACATGAGCTTGGTCATGGCGATATCATTGGGGATATCAGCATCAGGAAGTCCAGCGAATAGGAATGCCTCATTCAGCGTATCGTACTCCTGCTTGTTTACCATGAATGTGATGGCATCAACGTTGAGCTTCTTGATGAGCTGCTTCATGTTATGCTCAGCCTCTGGAGCATTCCAATGGTTGTCGAAGTGAATGACAAGCGGCTTGAGTCCCCAGTAGCGTACCGCAGTGTATAGCAGTGTCGATGAATCAAGGCCTCCGGATATCCCCATGATGCAATCGTATTTGGCATCTGTATCAGCGGATGATCTGATTTGATTGATTAGTGGGAACAGCTTAGTGGGATCCGCTTGTTTCTGCATGGTATCATGCATGTCGCAATATTCGCACTGCTTGTGTCCTATGGTTGCAAAGTCCTCAGTGAAGAGGCATCTCGGGCATTCTTTCATTTGGTTGATATTTTAACAAAGTTATAGAAATCTTTTGAGACAGAATCTGATACGTGTCTCTGGTTGTATTCATTGAGTATTGACTCGCAGATATCATCGATGCCCTCCCATCTGATTGAATGAGGAAGGTCTCCGTTGTATATTGACTTTCGGCCCATGAGTCCCATCTGTAGATTGGTATTCGGGCATCCATCATGAGGAGTGAGTCTCAGGTTGATAAAGCATTGAGAGTATACATCGTATAGCTGATCCCTGGTGAAGGTCTGATAGTCTGCCTTGATGATAGGAATGTTTATACGCTGCTCTATCTGTTCTATCAGTTCGGATCCATAGAACTCCTTGCAGCCTTCGTTGTAATACCAGTAGATCTTGTCACCTTTGGGAGTGCAAGGCCAGTCCTCTGCGATGGTAGCATTGAGGGGAAGGTAGAATGATTTGATGGATCTCTTGGCAAGGGAGTTCTGTACCTGGATGCTGATAGCTATGTGCATGTGCTTGCTTAGTTCTGCTATCCATTCACCTGGTAGATCCTTGGCATCTGATCCCATCCATACGACAAAGCAATCACCTTTGTGATCGATCAGTGCCTGGAGATCCTCCTCTCTGTACATGCCAAAGAATCCGCATGGCTCATTGAGATCAGTGCGCTCTGTGAGATTGTACTTGCGCATGATGTCATCCTCGAGTCCCTCAAGGCTTTGTGATATCCAGCATTGTTTCATGTAGCTCTGTGATTTGTGGGAATGTTTTGTAGATTGTTGATAAGTCTGTGATACGATCACTCTTGAGGGGACCTGTCCAATGATCATTGAACTTGTGCTTGTTATTCCATGCGCTTGTGGATATTGACATCAGTATCAAATCAGGATCTTCCAGGATACCGACAGCTGCATCAGCATGGATAGCTTTCAGCCACATGGACCAATCGAGTCCGGATGACAGTCTCTGATCGAATGGCTGCCAGTTGAGTTTGTTGAGGAACCTATCTGATAGCACTCTTCCGATACCTATCGGCTCATATGATCTTGGTCCTGTTCCGTATCCATTCCAGTTGACGAGTCTGATATCATCAGCCACATCGATGAAGTGACATCCGAGCTTTCCGAGTAGATCGTACTCATCAAGCAGTAGTTCACATGTCTCGATGTAGTTATCGGAACACCAGTCTGATGATCCCATGAATATCACACCGCTTGGATTGTGTTTCCTTGCAGCCTTGAATCCGGCATTCCACTTGGCACCCAAAGGATCATTGCTGTGTTCTACCCACTCAGCTCCCATCGATAGGACCAGATCCTTAGCTTCCTTCTCATGGCCTATACCGATGACATGCGCTCCTTGGTCCTGTAGCCTTTGGATTGTGAGCTTCACCAGGGGAAGCCTTCCGTATATTGGAATGGGTGCTACTATCATTTCTTGAGGGCTTCTAATAGTTCCTGCTTTGTTGGTGCCTGCTCCATCTTGATACCTTTCTTCTTGGCCTCACGCTTCAGCTCGTTGTAGCTCATGCCATCATAGTTGTACTGTTTCACACCGATAAACTGAATCTTCGCTGGTTTGATCTCCTTGTTGGATTCCTCCTGGATAGACTTTGCCAGATCATTCATAGCATTGCGTAGGCATGTGCCACATCTCACATTGAGAGTTGCCTGCCTTGTAAGGCGGAACCAATCTGCCAGCTCCTCCTTAAGGTTCTCATTAAGGGCAAAGGATCTTGTTCTTTGGAACCTCTGCACCTGTGTTTTTAATTCATCAGAAATCATTGCGTATTATGTATTTTAGTTTCTGCTCTAGCTGTGTGCCTCTGAGCTTTCTGCGTAGACCTCTATCGTCATGAAGCTCCTGTAGTACAATAGCTCCGATCATGGCCATCTTTATGTCTTGCTCTGTCATCTCTCGGATGTCTCGCTTCTTGAAGAGCTTCTTCAAAAGCTGTTTTATTTTTGTTCCCATACCAGTATCAAGTCTGAAAGTAAGTAACTAATGAAAGCCAGGGGAATCATATGCCAGTCATAGAATCCTATCAGTGCCAGGCATCCCCAGAATGACATGCATGACTGACAGTTGAACGGCTTGATATCTGGCATGCTAAATGTCTGCATCGCACGGGCTATCCCGATGCTCGACAGAATAAAAAGAATGTAAATCATATTTGAATTGTTTGATTGCTGAATGTATTACTCTGAGTGATAGTCCTGTCTCTGACTTGATATCACGGAAGGTCATCCCACACAGATGCATCTTGACTATCGTATTGAGAAACAGCTCCTGATCATTCTCAGGAGATTTATCCAGATGCTCTTCCAGGATCTGCTTGTACTCGGATAAGTCCTCCTCATCCTTCTCTCTGAATTCGATGTCGATGTCATATGATAGTACTCTGGTATCTGCTTTGAATAGCTTGTTGAATTCACTCTCTGGCCATTTCCACTGATTCCATGCGAACCGAGCGAAGGTTCTTGGAAGATCGGCTGAGGGGATATTGTGCTTTGAGAGTATAAGATAGGTATGTGAGACCAGGTCCTCGTGTAGTGGATGGCCTCCGGTGATCTTGTGAGCGATCTCATAGGCTTGTCTGTGCCAGAACAGCATACAGTTCATCGAGTAGTTGGTTGGTCACAGGCTTATGATTCATGAATCTCCATAGTGAATAGTACTTGAGACCTGTATCATTAGCGAAGTTCTTGAGCTTGTAACGAGCTGAGAGACGAGCATTCAGCTCATCCCTCAACGTGTCACTCAATGATCTATCAGAACGGAAGTCCATCGTCATCAGTTTCGTTCATTAGATTAGTTTGCACAGGCTTTGCTGGAGCTTGAACCTCATCAGGCTTTACCCATGGCTCCTTGATAGCTGCGCTGAAATACTTGTTCCCAGATTGTGCTTCTTTTAACCATAGTGAGATCTCCCACTCCTTACCTTCTACATTGATCTTGCCTCTGTAGTCTGGCTGATTCTCTGCTGTTTTACGATCATTCTTGAAGATCGCTCCGCTGTTTACTTTTGTTTCCATTTATTTGTTGTGTTGATTATTACTATCCACAGCCATTCTCCTGGCTTCAATTTCCTCAATGATTTTATCCAATTTATGAGCTGCTTCATGATATTCCTCTATCGTCAAAGATACAGAAGAAAATTGTACGAATGAAATCTGCCAATAGTATCCATTACTCTTTGGATTGTACTTGTGTTTTTGAATTACTACTTCTCCCATAACGCTTCAATTTCTTTTCGAACATCAATCCAATATGCATCAAATTCATCCCAAAACCAATCGGTACTATCAGCATCTTCTGGTATTAATTCCATGTAGATATTGTTATGAGGAGCATTCATCACCTCATCAACAGCTACCAGTGCGCATAACTTTGCTTGAATGATATCAATGCTTGATACTCCATCTTGTACGTTGGGGCTTTTTGATAGCATTTTTTTAACTAACTCTTCTGCCTTCTCTTTAGCTGTCAGCTTGCGGTTAGCATAATTCTTTAATTTTTCCATTTTACTCTGGTTTAAAGGTTATTTATTGTTTTTTAAGAAATACATATGATTCTGCAAGTCCGAACAAAATAAGAGAGACCAGAAAATGACTTAATCTATCAAGTTTATCCCATTTTAAAAAATCCCATTGATTTTGGATGTATGACAAAAAAACATACATAAATAAAAAACATCCAAAAAATCGAATTATACTCCTAAATATTTTCATCTTACTCTGATTTTAAAGTTTCTATTTTACCAACAGAGAACATAATTCCCCATTTTAACCAACATAAAGCTATACTCGTTGCAATAACTTTAAGTTCTTCATTTGCTTTACTGCCTGTTCTTAATTTAATTGTAGGAAGTAAATCTACATCATCATTAACCCAAGAACCTTTAATAAATTTGATTTTAAAATTCATCTTACTCTGATTTAAAGGTTATTTATTTACTAATTCATTCATCACTTGAGCATAAAACTCAGAAGCATATCGTAGCTTAGTTAGCATGTCAAGCTCCAGGTCAAGATCTCTCTCGTATCTGCATACAGTAATACGCTTTGCAGGATCAATATGATCTACCCGGTGAACAGATAGGTTATCCCATGGAGTGAGTAGATTAAACTCATCCTTTGGATCTGTTGACACCATGCAATGGATTACCTCAAATACATCACGATCATAGAGATGCATGTAGGCTCTTCCTTGCCATTCGTAATCTCTATCATCAGCATCATCTCTGGTTGCTGGGAAAGTCTCCAGGGACCACGATGTTTTCACATCGATGATCATGTCATCTAGGAGGATATCACATTCACCTGACATCAGCTCAGTCTCTACCCTTCCGATATGCTTTGAGTAGTCCGTGAATCGAACGGCATTGATCAGATCAATTGAGTCATGTTCCTGGAGGATTCCCTTGTTGATGTACTTGTTGTTCAGCTCAAGATTGTAGCCATAAAAATTCTGTTTCGCATGGCTCTTGATATAGCTCTTTGCAGTCTCAGAAAGAACCTCATTCTTTGATCTTGCGTTGGTCATCAGCTTGCCGATGCTTGAAGGTCTCCATTTCATGACTCGATATTTTTAAGGATTAGAAATGCCATCGACATCAAGATGATGATAGCCACAGGCCATGATCCAAGATATGAATGAATGAGATAGAATATTCCTCCGATTGCTGCCAATATCAGGCAGATCAAAAGGTATGTCAGTAGTTTTTTCATAGCTCAGATAGTTGCTCAAGTGTTAGTGTATAGTTCTTTTTCAATTGCTCTGCCGTGTACTTTCCATCAGCAATGCTCTTCAATGCTCCTGCGAATCTCTCAGCATCGAGTCCTGGCTTCTCGATCTGCTTTGGAATAGCTTTGCCAGCTTCGGCTCCATCGTCATCTGTAGAAGCTAATGCGAGGCAGCTGATCAATGTATACCTTCTGTAGTAGCTTATCGCAGAACCGAGCTGCTGTGGATTCTGTAGCTGTGGGAGTCTGATGAAAGACTCGATACATTCCCCGGAATCAATATCTACTATCTGAGTTATCACTACATCCTCCTTGATTGGTTGCAGGATCATCAGTCCATGCTCCAGTAGAATACCCTCACATGCATCCAGGACCGCATTTAGATCAGCGTAGTTCTGTTTGAAATGTGGATTCTTTGCGTTCTTGTGGACCTTACCGATCTCACGCTTTGCTCTCCATAGCTTCATGTACAGAGATGCTGGAGATGAAATCTCCTCTTCTTGTGTTTTTCTTGTTGCCATTTTATTTGTGTTTTAATTTATACAAATGTAAATAATTATTTTAATACAAAGGAATCGTACCACTCAATAAATTCATCAAAGTTTCGAACAATTTTGTAAACCCCTCCAGCTCGCTCAATAGATTCCTGGTATCGTTTCTGATCTTCAGACTGTCTATCATTTATCTTGATTTCAATCTTAACTGATCTGCCGTTGATGGTAGCTGAAATATCTGCGGATCCTTTGGTGCCTGTTGTTTTTGTATAGGTTCCTCTGCCTACTGATCTGGTGACTCCATCAAGGTTAGTGTATTTCTTTGGTCCTCGGAAAGTACCCATGGTATTGATTCGCTCTGCTTGATGTCCTGAGAATGACAAGAACGATGTGACCATCTTTGTGAGTCCGTTAGCTGTCTTATCACTCCATGCTGACTTAGCCAGGCAATGCTCTGGAACAGATGGATGTTTCTGTCTGAGATTCTCCAGCTCCATCTGCTGGATTCGTTTCTTATTTTGTGTGTTCATAAAGGTAATCGTAATATGCTTTCTGATTATTGTTTAGCGTTGTATCCTCTTCGATGTTCACATATGTGAATGCTTCTTTCTCAGGAGTGATGACTTGCTTTTTTTCCTCCTTGCTCAGTAGCATGTACAGCAGTACGCTGTATGCTACGAACATGATTGCTGATACTGTTTTCATTCCTCAATTTTTTTAATCCATTTGTAAATAATTCTCTTGCTAACCTCCAGGATCTCTGATGCCGTTGTGCGATTCAGATTCGGATTCGCCTTATACATAGCTTTAAACTGCTCAAATTCTGAGAGCGATCCTGTAGTCTTAGCCAATACCCGAAGGTTATTCTTTTCCTTGACATCCATCTTAACTAGCTTACTCATGTTGATGAAATACTCTGATAGTCTCTCAGCTCGCTTAATGCTGTCCACCTGGATGGTTGCCACCTGGTATTCATCTTCAACGATGCTCCAGATGGTATTCAATATCAGTGCGAACCTTGGAATGTAGCTCTTTTGTTTTGGAAGCATACTCTTCATGTACTCATTTTCATCCTCTGAGTTTTGGATGTCAGTGATCTTGTCATGTATTCGGATCCATTCGGCCTTGGCCTTGTTGTTGAACTTGGCTACGATGCTCTCAATCTCTGCCCTCTCATTGAACTTAAGTAGCTTCTTATTCACCACATCTCTAAAGTTCATTACAAATGCCCGGTACCATTCGATGACATCCTCATCCATATGCTCATTGTTGTAGTGATTCACGGATAGCTCAGGATAGCTTATCAGAATCCTATCAACAAATCCATTTTCTTTATTGTGGCCCGTAGTGAATTCCTCAAATACCGAAGGCTGGATGCCACCAAGAACAGGGATGAATGGCTGATCAACGAATGCACTCTTTGATGTCTTTCTGTTGAGTGAGATGCTGGTTCCTGACCAGGATGATAGCCAGAACTCGAGATCAGATCCCTGCCTGTACTTATTCATGTCCTTAAACCATCCAGCAAGCTCATCCTTGAATACTCCAATAGCATTCGGATTCTGCTCATGTAGATCCACAAGGGCCTCAAGTGTGATATCACCTACCAGGAACTGCTTGCTAACAGGCTTATCAATCTCCTCAGCATATTGCTTCTCCTTTTTATCGAGTGCTTCGTATTCCCTCCACTTGGCGTATTGCTTCACGTATTCCTTTTGCTCCTTGACATTGGCCTCACGTAGTGGATAGATCATCTGATTAATCGATGGAGTCTTTCCGATACCAGGCTTACCAACTATTGCAATCCATACTGTAGCTGTTTCCTGCCATCCTGGCTTGACCTCTATCTTCAAAGCATTCCCAATGATGACAGATGTTAGCCAAATGAATGCGGATCCCATGTAGTCCGTAGATAGTCCAAGAGTATTTGCTGAATGTACGATGTATTTCTGTAGGTCCTCCGGGAAAATATCCAATGGGAACTGAACCCTATCGATGATATCAGGAACCTCTGCCTTGATCTCTACCTTCGGAGCTTTTCTGGATCCGTATCCTTGTTGATACAGATCACGAGCTGCTTCTGTGGTATTTCCCAGGTGATACTTGTAGGCATAGATCATGAAAGGGCTTATCAGCTTCTCATTGGGATAGATGGTACCCGTAGTGAACAGATACATGCATCCAGAATCCTTGTAGACGTATCCCGAATGTGGGGATGTGGCTCCATTTCGCTTGATTATGTACCTGGTTGATGTGTTTCTGACTATCGTAAAGTCATCAGATATCAAATCAAGAGCTGTATGCCTATCGTTATATTCAGCCCATGGAGTAATGTCCATCTCATTAGAGGCCTTGTAATCGCTTTTCTTTGGCTCGTCTATAGTTTGCTCCTCGACGTGATTAAAAGTGCGGGAAATCGCCCAAATGATATCTCTCTCCTCATTTGTGATGTACTTGATGTCATGGTATTGTTTATCTGTGAGGAAATTTTCGTAGATAACTACCATCCCTCCTGTACCTCTTGACTCAATGATAGCCTCCGATGATCCTTCTGGAGTTGCTATCTTGGTATTGGTGCCTACATTCTTGCATTTGTAAAGGATATGGAAGCCTGCGTTCTTTGTTTTGGCGATCACTACCTTATCAGCAAAGTCCTCGATGTTATCCTCAATGAATGAGATGTATTCTTTCCACCAGGCTTTCTGCTCCTGGAGTCCGACAAGAACCTTCAGATCCACATCTATCACCTCCAAATCATTCACTCCTGTGACGAGTCCATATAGTGGTGAATCTAATTGCTCTACCTCATCAGGTGATCTTGCTTCTGTTTGGTATTTTTTCCATGCTCCAATTGGTCTCTTGTTTTCATCTACGGGGATGATGGAGTAACCCAGTGAACTGAGTTTTCTTAAATAGGTTTTTGTCATTTGCGTTGTGTTTGGTTTCAAATATACTAAAAACTGTGAACTAACTATGAACTTACTATGCACAAAATAAACATCAAGTTCATACCATTTTCCCAGTGTTTATGCGGGATACAGGTACTATGAACCAAAAGTGCAGAGTAAAATAAAAAAAAATATTTTTTTTCATTCTGATTTTTCAATTTATTAAAAGTGCCCTATGAATTGATTCAGAGTGCACACCTATTCCACATACAGATCAATCCACTCCTTGATCTTAGCCATGAAGTCATATTGCTCCTCAATGTGCAGTCCGTTCACAGTCCTGATAATAGGGCAATCGAATTCTTCCTTGAGCATGGCCATATCCTTTTCAATGATGCTCTGGCTGTATGGATACCCGGTGATATGGCATACCTTGTCATGCAATCTGGTGAGCTTGTACGGCCTTACTTGTAGGCAGTAAACAATCACGCTCATTCGTCTTAGTTTCTTTCTCATGTTGTACTTGGGCATCAGATTAACTGTTTGAATTCGTTGATACTCATCAGACCATCGAGCTTCTGATATCTCTCAGGATCCATTGATCTAAATTGCAGGACCACATGCACCATGTTATTAGCAATCTTTGCTGTATGCACCATGATCTGATTGTCCTTCAAATTCAATTCCAGCTCCATGTCGTACAAATTCACGGCAGCATATAGATCACGGATGGTTTGCATATATACATGATCCTTTGCTCTCATCCAAACGTGATGCGCTTTGATTCCATGGCATACTGATGCATGGTCCTTCTCAAAGATATCACCGATCTGTTGAAGGGAGCAATATGGCCGTAGCTCCGAGTAAAGGTAGTAACGCTTGTACACGATCTCTCTATCCCTCTTTGTGGTGATCAGTCCGTGATCCTTAGCGAGTTGTTTTATTAGGTCTATTTTTGGATTCATAGCTTTTCAATTTCTTGTTTAACTTCCTGCCAATAATTTGGCATTGGATTTGGAGTATCTATTATCTCATCAACTGCAATTAATGCGCATTGCTTGGCTTCATGCTGATTACTTCCTCCGTCTACCATGTGCCAATAGCACATTTTATCAAACAATTCTCTTGCTTTTTCTTTTGGTGTCATCTTACTTTGATTTAAAGGTTAGTAGTTATTTCCATTTCTTCATATTCAGCCTTATCATAATACGATGGCTCAAAATTTTCAAGTGCTTTCTTTTTAGCCAGTTCAATTAAATCCTCTTCAGTTATTTTAATTGTCAAAAATTTACGTCCGTATTCACCACTTACTGTCATACTTGCTTTGATTTCTACTTTCATCTTACTCTGATTTAAAGGTTTTCTATTTCTTGTTTTACCTGTTGCCAATAATCTCTATTTGCTAATGGAAGAAGATTTAACATCTCATCAACTGCAATTAAAGCGCATCTCTTTGCTTGATGCTCCGACCATTCTCCATGTTCTGAAAATGGTCTTAAATCAATAGTGAACTTGTCTATTAATTCTTCTGCTTTATCTTTTGGTGTCATAGTGCTTCTATTTTCTTAATTAATTTAGGCCACATATCGGCCAATCTGATTGCATCCTCTCGGCTGTTTGCCTTGAGTGTTTTGTATCCTAGCTGCCATCCTGATGGCCCCTTGAATTTGTATGTTACTTTCCACATCATTTGCTTGTGAATAAAAAGATTAGTATTGACATTAAGATCATCACGATGGCAGTCACTCCGATCCACCCGGTAAACGTGTAGACCAGGTACCAGAAACCGCATCCGATAACGATGGCCAACAGAATTGCTGATAGTGCTATGAGATCCTTCATGATTAGTCTTTTTTAGCCTGGCACAATGCCATATAAAGTTCCACATTAAACGATCCTTCTTTCTTCCACCAGCTTATCTTTGATCTAACTGGGAATGAGAATGGGATGTACTTATTCTCCTTCGTTGTTTGCTTCTTGTTTTTCATAGCCTTTGCCTTTGCACGTTTCACATTTTACTTTCTTGTAGCATCCTCCGCAGCACATTGATGCTGGGCGATCACAATCGGGACCAATCTCAACGTATCCCTGTCCTGAGCATTCCTCGCACATTACAAATGCACGACTTCCTTGATTACTTCGCATAGTCCGATAAGTGTATTGTAATTAGCTTTCATTTGGAACTCGTACTGATCAATGCGATCATCTACTTCCTTTTTCTTTTCTGGATCATAGTAAGCTCCGTAAAGCTCTCTGTATTTTTTCTCCATGATTAGATTGTCGTTGATCTCATCCATGAGCTCAACAAGATCGGATAACACCTGTACCCTCTCTTTAATTGCTGTGACTTTGTTCATAACTGCTGTGTTTTATGTTTACAAATATAGTATATTTTTATTTATACAAACATTTATTAAAACTTTTTTCAACAAAAAAAAGGGAACCTCGTTTGATTCCCTTCTAAAACACAGCGCAAATGCTTGGCAACATCAGCTTTGTTAGTATTTCACGTATTCTGTAGAGGCCCCCTCTTTAATAGCTTTTAGTATTTGTCTCCTATTTCCAGTAGCCTTGAATGATACATGTACCCAATCAGGCTGCAAATCATTCCCGAACTCCCAGATCATCTGGTCCCATTCAAGATGCTCACGAATATAGTCAAAAATTTCTTTATTAGTCACCTTTCCATAGCGATCAGCATCAATATCCATAGCTTCAGCCTTGCAATGCTGCGATGAGGCACTCCCCTTGACCGCACGATTCAAGGCTGCGGATCGGTACCCAGAGCTGATATGGATAGGAACTCCGAAATGTTCCCGTATAGGCTCGAATACTTTCTCACATAGCAGCTTTGCAGATGCCAGGTGAGCAGGATCCTTGATAGTGTTGTCGATTCCTCTGCGCTTGGCAGTATCGGAGTGACAGAATTCAGCGAGTGAAACGTGATTACTTAGCGTCATCCTTAGTGAATTGTGATAGTGTAGCAGTCACACCACCTACAGCTATCAGATATCCTCCAGCAGTTACTAATGCAGCAGGCAATGCTACAGGAGCAGCAATGATTGCAGCACCAACAGCTCCACATGCGATTCCGATCTTCTGTACTTTCTTCCAGAAGTCAGGAGTTTTCGCTGACCATCTCTCTTTTAGTGTCATATTCTTCCGTTTTAATAGCGTAGATTTTCGTAGCCTCTTGGCTTTCCTTTTCTGTTTCCGTTCCTGCATTCGTGTACGCAGACCTTTGAAGGCAATCATATAGCTTCTCCTCAATTTTAACTACCTTCTCCTTGTAGGATGAAAGCTCAGTGTATAAAAAAAATATCGCACACCACAATAAGAAACCGCTTCCGTACTTTTTATAGTAGTCTGAAAAACTCTTAGGATCCATATCTTATTATGCGAAAATGTTTCAGTTATCCGGTTACTTTTTGAATAATCACATTTAGATCTCCTACCCTGATATCTGCAGATTGAGTATTTAGAACATATATTTCTAAGTAATCACCCGTAGATACATTTATTACATCTTGAAGAGAAAAAGGATATGGCTGGTTAGCAGTTGCTGTTCTTACGGTTATCTCAGACTCAGCTTGTACCACTCCATTCTTTGCTAAAGCAACAGATATTACTTGGTTAGGTGATGCGCTCTGAACAGTTCCAACAGCGTTATATATAAACTCGGTTGAAATAATACCACCATAAAGCAGTCTGTTGTTCGCTGGCTGTGTCCACTTAGGTGAATTTCCTATACCTACAGTAGTTGTGCCGGCAGCTTTTACCCATACATTAACGTTAGGAACTCCGATTGTAGTGTTAGTGGTATTGTTTATCATGTAGTTATGACCTACGTTGGATGTATTGGTTATGCCTACATTATTTATGAACAAAGATTTCACAGATGTATAGTCAAATCCATCAAGATAAGTACCTCCTCCAGAAAAATTGCAGTAATTCAAAATGAATGCATCATCTGGTATTGTTGGTGCAGGAGTAGTATCGATTCCTTTCTCACCGGATAGAATGATAAACGATGAGTAAACGATTCTGAATCTACGTGTAACAGTTAATGTAGGAGCTAAAATGAAAGCTGTTCCTGATGCATTACAATTGAACAAGCATTGAGTAGCTCCGATTGTACCTATCGTTCCATCAAATGTAAGATTACCACTATTCAAGAACGCAGAATCCTGCATGATAAAGTTGGAATAGTCCTTGATGGTTCCGATAGTAGCGCAATCCGTGAAGTTAACACCGAACCAATCTATAGCCGTAGTAGTTCCGTCTCCGTCAAGATTTAAAGCTACGTTAGCCTCAATAGTAATATTACGTATGGGCAGCGAATAGTTAGATGTAATCAATGCAGTGCCTGTAAGTCCTGTTGATTTTATTCGGCAGTTCTCAGATGAACCTCCTAATATAGTGGTATTAATACCACATACTAACCTATCCCCCGTAAGGTCTATCTCATCTGTAAAGAAGTACGTAATACCATCAGCTAATGTGATTACTCCAGCGGATGGTGTAGGCAAGTCAGATTTTTGAGTTACAAATACAAATGTTCCTCCTGATATCGCAGGAATATCATCCTGCTTTCCATTCCAGGTACTTTTTTCTGTATCTGTAGTGAATCTTTTTAGAGCTGATTCTGTGACCTTGCTGGCATCAACATCGTTTATTTCGTTATCAGTTACAGCATTGGTATTAATATTCCAAACTGTTCCAGATCCGCTGACAGTAAGATCACCTTTGTCACCATCACTAATGGTACCAGAACTTGCCTCAAGTTCTCTAAGCCTTCGCTTGGTTATGTCGAAGAAGTTATCCATCAGTATATCTTATTCAATATGAACAGATCAGAGTATATGCTATTCGATGAGCTATTTGAACTAAACTGCCCTGTGATATTCAAGGTGTTCGATATCGTTGTATCAAATGTAGTGCTGTTCACTGTGTTCCAGGCAAATCCTTCCTGCGTTCCAGATGCAGCTTTCAAGATATGGAACTGCGCAATGCTAACAATAGAAGCTACACCAGCAGCTCCGATAGATCGAACTGTAAATTGAGCTGTGAGATACCATACTTGATTGTTTATAACAGGCATCGTTAATGCTCCTGATGTAGCCAGGATTACAGATCCCGTTTTCAATCTGATAGTGATAGTATCATTATTCCTTGCAGAGATCATTCCTCCCATACTCACCTGGAACGAATCACCAACAGCAAAACCATTGGCAGGAACTGATAAGGTACCAGCTCCACCATCAATCAATGTGGCTTCTGCTGTAGATGCTGTAAGTGTTGGGCTGTTAGCAGTCTGTGCGAATAGTCCGTAGTTAGTTGTCGCTGGTGATCCTGGAATAGTAACCACAGTCTCGCCTCCGGTATCCGCAGCACTCACTCCTGATCCTGCGAATTTCAACACAGATCTTTGAGTCAGCGCAGTGCTTTCATCCTTTACAGTTTTATATCCGCTTGTCGTTATGTTAATGTCAGTGATTGCCATCAGCTTAGTGTTATATTGATAGTATTATTTTCATTTGTTGCCTGGAAGAAAGTCTCCTCCAGAACTCCATCCACATACAGATGGTATTCAGTAATCGGATCACAGTTATCGCCTGTAGATCCTGGAGTGCCATTCTCAAAGTCATAGTTGTCGTAAGGGATAGCACACCAGTTCTCGTCATCAAATACGTTCAATCCTATGAGCATGGTCCATCCTGCCACCATGTCCTGGCCTCTGTTGATGAATGGATCCGTAGCAATCTCCGTGGTGACATCTGCGAACTCTGTCCATACATATTGATTCAACGTAGTTTTAATATCATTACAGATCAGCAAACAGTCTGAATGGACCTCATTCACTTGGCGATATTCGGAATGATTGTACTTATCACATATTGTGATGACGATATTCACGCGAACATACCCTGCTCCCATGCCTCCAGGCTGCAATGATGCTACCATCAGCTTGTACTGAGCAGCATCTCTGGAGATGGCGTCTAAAAAATCACCTTGAAAAAACTCATTTATTTGCCTGTGCTGGTTTGCTATTTCCTCCAGCATTGACATTATTTGGTTTAGTGTCTTTTCCATTTAGGTATTTTTTCAGTTTATCGATCTGTTTCTGACTTGCTTTGAATTGCTTCATACTATCCATCCAAAAGGTTTGTATCCTGTGTGATCTTTCTTCACGGATTCATTGCATTCGTTGTCATCGCAACAGATGATGTATTCCGGATACTTTACTCCGTTATCATCTTTCAAGAATCCGATCAATCTCTCCTTGTAAAAATACGCATCTTTTCTGAGCATATCTCTCAGATGGTTTGTATCGCTG